GATTCAACATTTTACCAAGTTGTTCGCCTTCACCAAGTGTCATCATTGCAGTGCCTGAAACATCTTTGTATGAAGCATCATCAAACCAGACGTTGGGAGAGCGTCTTAGTTTTGAAACATCAGCACCAAACTTTGCCTTAAGTTTTGCAATTTTAGAACCTGTGTATGTAGTATGAAATATAATGCCAAACTTTGCACGAGCAATACGTTGCCCTAAACCTGTTTTCTCTGGCACAGTATAAACAATTGTATTTGGTTGAAATGAAATCACTTGTTCTTTTTTGCCTGAAGATGATGTGATACCCTTTGTCTTTTTCATCGATGTAGTAAACATCATATCACCTTGTAGTATGCCTTTAAAATTTAATGGTTTTAAATATAATAATGCTTCTCTTAAAATATTTGCAACATCACCTGTATGATTTCTCATTACATCAGCAGGTGTATAATTAATCTTTGGTGTGACATTAAATAAACTTTTAGTTGCAACAAAGAACTTACCATTTTCTGGATTGACACCAGCAACAATCGCAGGTGCACCATCCCACTTTACAGTAAGATTAACTTTCTTGTTAGAAGAACCTTGTAACATATCTCTTAATGATTCTAAAAAATTCAATGCATTAGTGCCACCATCTGCACCGTTTAAAATAATATCATCTTCTAAATGTTCTAAGTGTGTGTTTTTATCTTCGATTAAATATTCCATTATTTGACGCCACTATATTGTAATTTTAACATTGTAAACTTTCCTAATTTGCCTAAGAGTGAAACTTTTTTACCTGCACGAACACCACTATCCGAACGTATTGTCATTTTCATTTGTTTTTTATCTTCTGGTGTGTTTACATCAATAAACCATTCTTGTACAGAACTTTTATTTAAGTATGCATAAAATCTTGTAATCAATGGTAATATTGCAGCCAAGTTATCGCCTTTTTGTTCTGCTTTCATACCAACTGCCTTGACTAATACTAATGGCACTTTTTCACCTTTCTTTTCTAAATTAAAGTGATCTAATAACCATTGTTTAAATTCTTTAAGTGATAATGTGTTAACAACAGCACACATTTGTTTACGACAAACTTTTAACATGATGTTATATAACTCATCTGCCTGTTGTTGATTCTCTAAAAAATATTCTAAGTATAACTCTCTAATCTGATTCTTCTTAGACATGTAATCGCCCTTTTTGGCAATATCTCTTACACCAGGTATTTTAGAATAAACGGCAGTCCATAGTTCATCTTCTAACTTTTTAATTTCTGATTCTTTACCTAATGCTTTGTATTGTGTTTGAACATAACTGTTCAGTAATGGTTCTTTTGAACTGGCAGTTCCTGCTTTTAGACTGACACCAATAATCTCTTTGTTTCTAAACATGAGAAAAATATCACCTGCATGTTTAGGTGGCACACCTGCAGGTTTCTTTCGATAACCCCAAAATACATTTCGAATAGGTTTTGTGCTGTGAAGATCCTCAATATATCTTGTAATGCCTATTGCATTTTCAAATTTTGTTTTTACTAGATTTTCTGGAAGGGTACCAAGTTTATCGATAATAGCAACACCTGCTACTCTATCACCGTCTGTGACAAATGTTTTCTTGGCATTCTTTTTGAGATCACCCATTTTATAGAGAAACTTTTTAAAGTCTTCTATATTTGATGGTCTGAAATTATTGTTAAATGCAAGTGCTGGAAATAACTCTGTTATTGCAGCTGTGGCAGTTGTATCTACTCTTGCTTCATTTAACTGTGATCTAAATTGATCAAAACTTTGCATACACCTCTCCCATATGTGTAGAATATATCACATTTTCCATATTATGTCAATGCTTATATTTATAATTCTTTAATACACAGGAAGTCGGGTACGCCGTTATTATGTTTAAATACTTGATGTTTATTCTGAAAATCTGCTAATTCTTGTGCATCGTCTTCAAATTCAAAGACTGCGACAACTTTTTTAGTGTTTTCTCTTACATGCCAAACAATATCTTTCTTTACCTTTACTGGTTTAGTAGTATATTTCAGTTTCTTAATTCGTGTTGTTTTCTTACGAGAAGTTGCCATATTTATTTCCTTTGTTCTTTTGTAAATATGCCTCAACAGCATCATCATCTTCGTTTTCATCTATTCCAGAATTTACTAAGTTTTGTGCTGATTGTTCAACATCAAAAAATTTCATTCTGGCACGATCAACACCAATCACAAACTTTTTATTCATTGTAGGATCATTATATCGATTCTTTAATTGTTTAACCATCATTTGACCTGCCTGTTCTAACTCATCGTTTGAAATGAGAGCAAACATAAAGTCAGCAGTAGCAGGCAGACCAAATGATTCAGAGGTGTCTTCAAGGCCTACATCAGTAGAAACAAATCCAGTTCGAGTAGTTTGAGTTGCAGTGACAATCGGGAGGTTGCTTTCGACTGCCAAACCTCTTAACTCCTCGGCAATGGCCTTGACGTAAGTATAACTATTAACATTAGCACCAGGTTTGAAACGAGAACTGGCACAGATATTGATATAATCAATAAACACAATATCTGGTTTGAATGTTTTCTTTAGTGCTAATTCATTGAGTAAAGATTTAAAGTGACCAGAACCAGCAGAGGCAGTTGGATATTCTTTGATAACTAAACTACCTGTTGTTGCTTGTTTTAATTTTTCTATCTTGTCTGAGAATATTTTACGATTCAATGAATGTAAATCATCAGTAGAAATATTTAAAAGATTAGCATCGATACGTTCTGCAATACGTTCTTCTGCCATTTCTAAAGTGATATAGAGAACATTTTTATTAACAGATAATGCATGAGCAGCCATGTGTGTCATAAACATTGTTTTACCAACACCAGTGCCTGCAAGTGCCACGTTCAACGTTTTGTTTGGCAAACCACCTTTTGTTATCTTATTGAAATATTCTAAATCAAATTCAATACGTTCTAACTTTTGATGATAGTAATCAAATCTTTTATCGACATCATCTAAATAATCATGACCAACATGAGAATCGAAAGACACACCTAATGCATCGCTTAGTATTTCTGGTATCGCTTCTGGTGTCCGTCTTGTATCTTTATTCTCTAGTATTTGAATACCATCCATCACTGCGTTATGTATCGCACGATCTTTACAAAATTTCTCTGTAGTTTCTACTAACCAATCTAGGTTGATCTCTTCTGGATTTAACGATTTAATTAACTCAACTATCTGTTTATATTCTTCGTCTGTAATATCTCTACGATTCTGAATATCAATTTCTAAAGTTTCTTTAGTTGGAAGTTTATTATATTGATTAGTAAAATTAAATATTTCTTTAAATAAAATCTTTTCTAATCTATTTGTAAAATATTCTTCTTTAAGAAACGGTAATACTTTTCTAGAGTATTCTTCGTTATATAGAAGATTCTTTAGGGTTGTTCTCTCTATTCTTTCCATTCACTTCTTTCTCTATGTTTTCTGACAATATGTCACCGATAATGCTTCTAAACTTATCAGAATCAGTATCAACATTATTTGGATTACGAACAACATCATAATCAAACTTTAATCGTAAGTGTTCGCTTTCCTCGATGAACTTAACTTTACCATAAAGGTAAATCACATCTTTGAACTCACCATCTTCGATAATAATACCAGATTGTGAGTATCTTGGATTATCTATATAACTATACTTCGTTGACGCCATAACTAAATTCTTTTTTAGCTGCTTCGTCTAACTGTTTCATTATTTCGTCTGTGAAATATTTCTCAGGTTCGTTTTGTATAGTTTTAGCATATTGTTTACTACCATCAGGTAGTTCAATTCTTGTTGATACTTGTTTAAAGATACCATGTTTGACTGCCAAGTCTAATAGACCATAATGACGATCTAAACCTGTATCATATCTTAAACGAGTATCGACCATCATATTTTCTTTAGATAATCTACTCTTATGTGTTTTACAGTGAATGATATTACCAACAATGTCGGTACCATCTTTTTCTTTTTTCTTTGAGAGATAAACAATGGTTGATGCGGCATATTTTAATCCAGAACCACCACCCATTTCTTTCTGTGGGAACATTGAACCAATCACATCATAAGTATGGTTAGTGATAACAAGAGGTACTTTTGCCTTACCAAGTTTCAATGTTAATACTCTAAATGCAGCCTTAACAACTTGTGATCTAGTCATATCTCTTGTTTCTTTACCATCAGCAGTATCTTCGATTTCTTTTGTAGTAGATAACATACCTAAAGAATCTAACACTAAAAATAGTGGTTTTCTATCTGCCTCATTTAACTCTAAGTATGAATCTAATACTCTGAGTGATTGGGTTCGAAACTCTTGTACTGTAGTCACTGGCATGATTGCGATTCTTGTAGAATCAATACCACGACTTTCAATTAAATCTTTTGTCAATGCACTTTCTGATTCAAAGTACACAACGTTTGCATCTGGATTATTGTCTAAGAAACTTTTGACCATACCTAAAACAAAGAATGTTTTACCAGTAGCACTTTCACCTGCGATTGCAGTAATCTTATTTGCAGGTAATCCACCATGGATTGAACCTGATATTAGTCCGTTAAATATATACGAACCTGTATCAATAAAACTAGCAACATCACCCGCTTCGACACCCTCATCAACAATCGATGCGAACTCATTACCTGTTTCTTTGATTATTTGTTTTAAAAAATTCATTTACTTTTCACCTCCGTTAGTTCTAGCTATTATATAATAGTAGTTGTTATTATAACACATTTCTTTAAATTTGTCAAGCAATTCTTCCTCTATGTAGAAATGCTCTCTTTCTGTGTCTGTGATTAGATTAACATAAACCATTAGAATATTTTAAATCTTTCTAAACGTTTTAATATTTTCTTTATTGGTTTATACACTTCCCATATTGTTTCGATATGGTTATCTAATTTTTTCTCTATTTCTTCTAGTTTCTTTTCTATTCTATCTAACTGTTTTTTATCCATTACAATATCTTAAATTTTTCATATTCTACTTTGAGTGTTTTTTTACCTGCGTTCTGAAAGTTAATAGTCACAGTGTTATTAATACAAGACTGCACTTGTCCTTGACCCCATTCGGGATATTCAACGTGTTCTACTATTGTGCCCGGCACAAGTATTGATTCTGAATTTTCATACATTATATTTTATACTCTGACCTATCGTCTTCATCTTTTGGTATGAATCTCCAAGGTATCGATCTCCACTTCTCAATATTTTCATTCTCAAATCTTAAACTTTCAT